AGACTTCTATCTTGCCAGAATTTTAAAACACCTGTAGTTTGATCATAACTAACCACTCTTCCAACTGCCGTAGTGCCAGTTGATACTGTTTGAGTAAAATATGAATCAGCGACAAATGTTGCTGTACTATAACCAGTTCCAACTAATCTTAAAGCACCGGTAGCAGATGCTTTCTCTGAATTTAAAAGTGTTGTTGACCCATATTGTCGAGGATTTTCTACAATACCAATTCTTGCTATTTGATTTCCAGTAATAAAGTCTGGATTTTGATTATCATTTTCGATTCTAGAGTACATTAAAACATTATATGCTCCAAGTTCTCTATAGATGTCAGCACCATGACCTCCTTGAGGAGAAATAATTACATCAAAAGTTGGTCTTGTGGTGCCAGTAGGAACTCCTCCAGCAACTAAATCAACATTTCCAAAAGTATATCCAGAACCTTGATTAGAAATTGTTATTGAACCTACTTGTTGATTTCCATCAATGACAATTGTACATTCTGCACCAGTCCCATCCCCTTTGATAGGGACTTCTGTATATACACTATTTGCAGTTCCTAAACCAATTCCTTTGTTAGTAACAGTGACAATTTTAATCGATCCATCTACAGCATTATCTCTAACAGCAGCATTATCTGTAGATGTACTCCAATCCGCAGGAACTGGCATATATTGTGTTGATTCAAACTTTGCTACATCACTAGGACTAATCGTATACAGATATTTCCAAATATATCCATCACCACTGGTTCCTGCTGATCTAGGTTCTAAATCAGTAAACGTAGGTTCATCAAGAGATGGTTGTCCTGTTGGATTATCTGGTGTAGTTCCATTTTGAAGACAAATATACACTCTAAAATCACTATTCATTACAAAATAGGTTGCCAGATATAAAGAGGTTGATCCAGATACGGCAGCAGTATTCGTTCTGCTATAATCATGTCGGTACATATCATAAGTTGTACCAGACGACCATGTTCTCTTAGGAACCACTTGTTTTACATCTGATGAAGTAATTTTTTTCAAAGCAACCATTGTGTTCCAATAGTCGTTCTCTTGATCAAAATTATCTTTAGGTGCAGGTGGATCAGAGTCCCAATCTGATTGATAGTCAGCTGGATTTGTCAAACCAACAAAAGAATAATATGAGTTGCTGGAATTGTTTACTCCAGCAACAAAATTTTTAGCATTTAATATCCTAATCTGATCCGTTATAATGGCAGCCATTTGACGCAGTTTTTTCTTTATTTATCAACAAATTACAGAACATAATTTGTAAACTTCAAGAAGTTCGATCTTACAACCATGGCAGAAGTAGTAATACCAGATCCCTCAGTAAGTCCTATTCCTGATTCAGTATATGCATTATATGCGGTTGCTTTCGATCTACCAACAACTTCAATTTTACCCCAACTAAACTGACCCATAAAATCAGAAGTGGTTATTCCAGAGAATCCAGATGCAAATCCATCAACATTAACAAATAATCTCTTAACGTGTGTGGAAATTCCAGAAACACTGGTAGTCAATCCTTCAACAGAAGCAACTTGATAAACATTATCTGCGAAAGAGGTTCCAACACCAACCACACTTCCAGAGGAATCAAAAGATGTTATTGAGGTTGAACCAAGTCCAACGTTTGATTTTTTAATAACAAAGTAGTCATTTGCTTGAATACCAGTAGCAGTGACTGCTGTTCCTGTAATATTAGAATTCCTAAGGAAAGAGTCATATGGAATGTGAATGTCGAAAATTAATTGTGTAGTACCAATACCAACAGAGGTAGATCCAAATCCAACAATAACACCATTGTCTCCATAATAATTACCAACGGTTACTTCTTCTTCATTATATGCTGGAGGAGAAATTAACACAGTTGGAGGATTTGTATTTGTATAACCAACTCCTGCACTTGTAATTGCAACTCCTGTCACAGTCCCACCAGCACTAATAGTTACGGATCCGAACGCTCTTGAAGAAGAGGTATATCCAAAACTTACGGTTGCTGTAGAATATCCAACACCACCATTAGAAATAACAACAGAGGAAATTGTTCCAAGTCCAGATACAACTGCTGTTGCTGCTGCTCCAATTTTTTGTTCCTGTTTAATAAATTTAATTTTCTTTTGGAATGTCAGTGTAGTTGATTCATTTCTAGAATCAAATATTGGTCTTAAATTATCAACGTAAATTGTAGTAGAACCAATACCAACAGATTTGGTAATATACGCACTTGGATTAATTACTGGTTCATACAACTCTCTATCTTTTCCTGTTGGAATTTTGTTAATAATTTTATCTTCAGTTTGTCTACACCAAGTTACTGGTCTTTCTAAAGTAACGTCCTCTGTTTTACCAGGTCCATGATATGCATTGGTTTCAACGTTTCCTGTGGACAATATTGATAATACACTTCTCTCATCCTCTGTAAGATAAGATTCTTGAGAGTCTGACGTGTGTTTTAACTGAAGTGTGTCTCCTTTTTTGACCGTTTCAATAACATTTCTAAAAGTAACATCAGAGTCACCATTTCCTTTATAGAAAACAATTTTAACCACATCGTTTACTTTTGGTGCTTCACTGAATGTTATAATACTTCCGCCGTTGAATGCATATCCAACACCGGGAACTTGTAATATATCATTTACAAATACAAGAAGAACATCTTGAACGTTAATTTTTGATCCAGGTGAAGATACGATAGATGTTATTTGTCCTCCAACTTTTAATGGAAATTCTCTAGTAAATCCATCAATGAATTCATCAATACTATCAAGAATTTGTAAAGTTCCTAAAGACCATCCAGAGAATTTATCACTAATTACTTCATCTATTGTCAATTGGAATTCATTTCCAGAATAAGATGATGTTGTTGGAATTCCAGTTGAACCTCCTATTGCTACCGTTAATATTTCACCATTTCCATAACCATAACCAGAATTTATTACTTCAAAATCAATAACACTAGAACCTTGTCCAACGACAACATCAACCACTGCTTCAGATCCAACTCCAGAAACAGAAGAAGAACTGTAGTGAAGACTCATATTTGAATAGGAAACAGGATCATCAAATACAACAAATGGTTGATTAGTTGCAGTATATCCAGATCCTGGGTTTGTAATTGCAACACTCACAATATGACCATTACTGATCGCAGCAGTTCCAATAAACTCAATATTTCCGGTTCTTAGACTAGACGTACCAACACCAACATTTACAACTGTTTGAATACCCGATCTATATCCAGATCCACTGTTTCCAATGCTGATAGAGGAAATTGTTCCTAAACCAGAGACGATAGCTGTTCCTCCTGCAGATACAAGAGGTTGATATCCCAACCCTTCAGTGGATCCAACGGAAATTATGACACCACCTTTAGGGAAACTAGAAATTCCAACATCTGATCCCAGAGGAGTCTGTGGGAGACTTCCATCAAAAGTAACAGAAGAAATACCAGATGATTCATTCAAAGTATAATTTTGTTGAGTTCCAGGAATTTGGAAGATATCATTAATCAAAATGACTGCATTTTCTTCAGTGATACCGGTTATATCACTTCCATTTTGCTTTAATCTAAATTCATTATTAGTTCCAGTAAAATCATTAGATACATTATCAAAAATATAATTTTTAGAATAGGATGAATTAGATTCATTTTCTATGCCAGATCTCATGAAAGATCTTCCTTGGAAAGTAGATGATGAGGTAATTCCACTCCAATCTCTTTCATCCGGTGAATTAGTAACAGATCCAATAGGAGTGTTACCAAAAGGTGCCTCTACAAAGTTAAGATCATTATTAACAATGTTATAATTACCGGTAATTTTAGTCACCAGATCTCCAGTAGCTCCTATGCCAGCAAATGTTCCCATCCATGCTCTACGAACTCTTATGGCATTAGTCTTACCAATACCTATACCCTCAATCTTCATTATTTCATCACCAATTTTAATTAGATCCGCACCGAAGAATGAGGTTATACCACTAAATTCAATAGTATCAGAAGTTGCTGAGAAGTTGGTGGATATACCAGTTGTCACTGCTGTTGAGACAATTGGGGATTGAATTACATTGTCTATAGCAACAATAACTTTTGCATTTTGATTTGTTGCAACAAATCTATGAGAAGTTCCTATGCCAACACTTTCTAGATCTACAACTACTGGAGTGCTCTTCAATGCATTTTCTGCACTAGTTGCAATTTTAATTAAGTTATCGTCAATTTTTACTGCAAACAAGTTGTCTTTTGGTAGGAATGTTGTATTAGAAGCACCGACAAAAGTATCAGTTGCAATTCCGATAGCAGAGCTTGCAGTTCCAACGTGATCGTATTTAATTTCTTCACCAGACACATAGAAGTGATTTGGAATCCTAATCGTATTTGTAGAAACATCTACAATAGTAGGATCATTTCCTACAAAATATCTTTCAAAAATTGCATCAGTTTCATGTGTTAATCCAAAGGATCTCTTAATATCATTTTCAGTTCCCGTGTAACTTCCAAGTTCAGTAACTAATGATCCATTTGTAAAATCAATCTCTCCTGGATAACTATCACTTCCAGCATCAAGTCTAAGAGTATTTTTAAATACCGTAGTTACGATGTTAATGCTGGGAAGAGGTGTAAATGTTAATGATACTTTTCCACTGGTATCAACAAGAGCACCTATAGTTCCAAGACCAACAGAACTTTCTAAATTTGCATATTCAGTGAGATAAACATCATATGCATTTGATGTATCTACAAAACTATCCACTACAACAACTTCAGATGACTGAATTCTATTATTAGTAGTATCTGTTACTTGAACAATAAAGTATGCACCGTCATCTATATTCTCATATTCCGAAATAGTCGTAAATCCAGGTGATCCAGAGGATGCAATACTAGTTGTTTTTACATCTAGTGTTGCCTTAGACATGAATGTTGTGGATACACCTGTTGATGTATGAGTGGCAAGTCCAACATACATTGCATTAATAGCACCATTTGCAGCAACGGAAGATCCTGGATGGAAAGTAATCTCAAGATTAGTTCCATCATCTGCTGCAGAATATGTTCCAAATCCTGGAGAAGCAGCAGCAGTGACACCATCAGCAGTTAATCTACCAAATTCTAACAAGTCGATATTGCTACCATCGTTAATAACGTTTAGTTCAACTAACTCATAGAGATCAGTCCTAGTATTATCTGGAGTAATATTTACAATTGCTTTCAAAGATGTATATGTATTTGCAATTGAAACAATAGTAGCATCAGATCCAGAAGTAATAGCAGTGCTCTTAGTTTCAATTTTACCAACATTTCCAAATGTATTAGTTCCAATTCCAGTGGCAATACCTGCTAAATTATAAGATATCGTGGATATATCATAATCATTGACTGTGAATTTAGTTGGATAGAATAAAAGTTGTCCTTCTGTTCCAGAAATACTAAAGTCAAAGGATCCTTGATCATAATGAGATTCCACTCTACCATATTGATTTAAGTATCCAGAAGATCCATCATGCACTAAATCAACAATCATGAGTTGTCTTTGTGCGGTGAATCTTCTATCACGTACATATGTAATATACTTCTGTGCCTTGATAGAAGTAAGATCGAATGTTTCTACAATACTGAAAGCATTTGCTCTTGGTTCACTGTTAAATTGTCCACTGAAATCATCTATAGACAAGACTCTGTTTCCAATAGATTCAAAGTAATCAGAAAGAATTCTGTTTTTGAATACAATTTCATCAGAGAAAAACGGAGAACCAATGCTATTCTCAGTTGCTAGATCAAAATCATGAACACAATGAAGACTTCCAAAAGAATTAATATCATTAACTACTGATAAACCGTCAGATGCTACTCCAACTGTCATCTCATTACCGTCAGTAGTAGATTCTAATTGGTAATCTGCAAACTTTTTATAACCTAAAGTATGATTGAGTGTTGAAACAGAATCATTCCAAGTATCATATGGAATTTCGGACTTCAAAGAATATGAGAATTTTTGATAATAAAAATTATCTTGAACTCTTTGTAAATCAAAATTAAGGAATCCCGACTTAGTTTGAGATCCTTTTACTACTTTGGAAAATGAATTGAAATCAACGTAAGACTCAAATGATTTAGTTGATGTTGCAATCCCAACGGATTTGGAAGATTGTCCAACTATTTCCTCATCAATGATAAAATTATCATTTGAAGAAATTCTCAAAATTCCTAATCTAGGATTCCAATCTTCAACAATTCCAGTTGCTGAATTTGATTTAACTTCTTCTCCAATAAAATAAGAACTAGGTTCTAGAATAACATCAAAGACAGGGAAGTCTTTCTGTGCAGTTATTCTTCCAGCAGAATTTACTGTGTCATATTGACCAGGTAGTTCCCCATCATCATAGAATCCATTCATACTGAAAGTAACCGATCCGATTCCCCCAAGGTTAGTTGTAACTCCTGTTACATCAAATAATCTGTAGTCATAATTAGAAGAATTATATCCTGTTCCAGTAGATCCAACACCAACACTAACATTTTCTACTAAAATTTTATCCCCAATGGCAAATGGGAAAATATTTACTGTGCTAAATCCAACGGATAAAGTTGCTGTTGCCTCTTTAGTTGTAGCATCAAATACAATAGTGCTAATTCCCACTCCAGAGTCAGTAAGAGTTGGAATAATTGTTGGTGTAACATTTGTAAGTCTATTTGTATTTTGAAGAATTTCAACAGTCTCACTTCCTGGAACAATTTTAAGAATTGCATCATCAATAAGTTTTTTAGTAGATCCATCAATAACAATTAACTTAGGAGGTAGATTAAATCCTCTTCCAAAAGAACCTAGTCCAACTGATACAAAAGAGTTAAGTGCATTGATTTTAACTGTCTGTGGAAAAAGAACACTTGGTTTTAGTGTAGTATCTGCTGGTAAATTAAATCCAATATCATTCAATCTTGCCGATTTAAGTTTTCCAATAGTAGAACTAGTTGCTTCAAATACTGCTCCAGATCCAGATGTCTCATCAACTGTTGTTATTCCTGGTAGTGAGTAATAATTTTTACCGGGATTTAGTATTTGTATCTTAGCAACAGGTCCACTTGTATGGGTACAATCAGTTTCATATTTGATTATAGAATTAGTTGTTGATGCATATGAAACTGCTTCTGGTTTTTCTGCTAAGGTGTAAGTAAACGAAGTGTTAGTTCCAACAGTAATTGGATAATTTCCACTATACTTACTTTGTTTTATTGTTATTTCATTTGCAGAAATAACTTCATCGTCAATAAAGATTTGAGATTTTGTCTCTGGAAGTTCACTATCATATACTGGATCAAGTCTGTAATACAAGTTTTCTGGGATATCATCATTAACTATCAATGTAGTTTTTCCACCGGATGTCCCAACTTTTCCAGATTTTGAATATTCAAAAGTTTTGGTTGTTGACGATGTATTCCAAATCTGAGTAAAGTTTTTATCCGTATATAAATTTAAATTAAATGCAGCATAATCTGTTCCAAATTTAGAATATCCAAGAGAGGAATCTGAAAGATCAAAAGTTGTTATTGAATTTTTATACAGAGTTATTGGTGGATTAATAGGACTAATAGTTCCACCACTAGTTCCTGTGCTTGCAATACCAACAGTAATTGGATCATCCAATGTGGTATTGTGATAAGATTCAGACAATCTGATGATGTTGCTATCAATTCTAGTTACATAATAAATTGATTCATTAGTAAGACCTTCAGATACATCTGTAGCAGTGTAGATTACTTTCTCTCCACCCAGGAATCCATGATCGGTTAATGTGATATTACCATTAGAAGTATCAACTCCAGTGTTTGTAAAATCTAAAGGATTGATCAAGATCCTTCTATTATAATCATCATATTTAAAAGTTACCGTTTTAGAGTTTTCTGGATTTACAAATACATCAACTCTATGTTCAGAGTGAAGACCATGAGCAGTGCTAAGAGATACGGTAACAGTGTTTCTATTCAGTGTTCCTGTAATTGCATTATGATTAGTGGTAAAACTATGAGTATCTCCGACTCCAACACCCTTTATGAATAACGTGGATGAATTTTGAACCCCACTTGCTATTCCTTTAAAGGTTCCAGTAGTTCCTAATCCAACTCTTACAGTTGCGATACCAATCAAATCATCAGATATTTTAGCAATGAATAATTGTTGCCCTTCAATTAAAGTTGTTCCAACACCAACATTACTTTCATTTTCAACATACAGACCAGTTCCACCACTTCCAGGAGAATAAGTTACCAGATCTCCTGTTCTAAAGTTATGATTTCTAAAGTAAAGAGATTTTGTTGGGATGAACTTTTGAGTTATTCCTGCACCTGGATTTGAGAAAGATAATGTTATTCCTATACCTATTCCAGATGTAGTTCCTAATCCAACAGTTTCTACTGGATTAAAGTATACTTGTTCATTAATTCTGAAAGAATAATCTGTTTTATATCCAACATTAATTTTTAACTTTCTAGGAACTTCACGTATGAATTTTCCAATAGTATGTGCAGTTGAGACAGTTCCATCAACTGCTCTTAAAACTCTTATTCTTGAAGTCAGTTTATCTACATTGAGAACTTTTACCCTTTCAGTTCCTGCCAGTAAAATATCATTTTCTCTAATATTAGAAAAAGAGAGATCACCTATAAGGTTGAAGAAAGTTACCAATCCAGTAATTCCATCAGTTCCTATGGCAACTGCTGTTGTTCCAACACCAGCTATCGTAAATGTATTTGTAGAAATACCTGCCAGGTACGATCCATCAATTCCAGTTCCTGTTGTAGATATGCCAGAAATGGATACTACATCACTATTACTAAATTGATGTGGATTATCGCAATAGATTTCATATTCTCCAAGTTTTTTACCTGGATAAATTTCCACATTTTCGATAGAACTGGTGGCAACACTTATACGATTGACTGGTTTACCTTTGACTTTGCTAATTTTAGCATACGCACTATCACCACCAGTTCCATCATTATTAAAAACTAATTTTTCTCCAACTTTATAATTATCCCCAGAAGTAACGATACCCACTCCGGTGATCGTACCTGGAGTAGTTGCACTAATATTAATAGTTTGATTTAACTTGTTGGGAATGTAAATATATGGATATTCAGAATCCTCTTCAATAAGATTTAATGGTTCTGTATTTCTACGGAGATCACTGCCTCTAAATTCAAAAGAATCCTGAGTGGATGAACCAGTAAAATTAAATTCGTCTGGATCTGAATAATAATTATGTCCGATAATATATGGAAAAACTGGTTTTTTATATTTTTCAAATGTTCCTGACAATTCTGCAAATGAATCATTAATTGTCATGAAGTATGCATAAACACCATTTGGATAATCTGGAGTAATGCAAAATCTTCCATTATTTTCATCAAGAACACTCTCATCATTTACATGATTATGAGTGTAGTCTTCAATAAAGAAACCTTCAGGGAAAATAGATGTTGGAGGTCTATTAGATTTAATATCTAAAGAATATCCAGACTTCATACTAGCAACAGTGCCACCAGTTTTTGAAGAATATCCATATGGTCCATAAATTGGATTCCCATCATACGCAAATCCTAAAATAGGAGAGTGTTTTAGAGAATTTACCTCTATACTATTAACTCTGCGAAGATCACTTTCACCGTATTGAATATTACCAACTTGATCTATAGCAAAATTGCTTTGTCTAAAGACTCTAGGTGCATATAAATGAGAATATTGAAGTTCGTTAGTTCCTGATACAATTACTCCGTCATCTTTAGCAAAATATGTTGAATTCTTCTCAAAAAGGTTAACATTCCAAGTTTTTAACTTAGAATTAAAAACAGGAGCATCATCATTTTCGCCTGGATCTAAGATTGTAATGACTGTAGACTCATCAAGATATCCTACACCAGACTCAATTACTTTTACTTCAGTAAGTGATCCGTTTTCCATAATAGGAACTAGAACGGCACCAATACCATCTCCATTAAGTAATATGTCTGGAGTTGATGTATAGTTTGAGCCAGAATTTAAAACAATTACATTAATAATTTTACCATCATTAATGATTGGTTTTACTTGAGCATTTTTACCTTTATCGATGGTAATTTTTGGTTGTCTATCATAGTTTAAAATCTCCGAAGATCCATATCCAATGCCACCATTTTCAATATTAACCGATGTAACAGAACCTCTAAAAATAGGTTCTACTTCAGCTTTGAATGTTTCCAGTCCGATAGATGAAATACCAACTTCTCCGGCAAGAGTAAATGATATGTCTGGATAGTTGAACACATGAGTTCCTACACCAGTGGATTCAAGGTTGATATACTGTTTTGTTCTATATAAAAATTGTTTATCAGAACTTACTCCAACAGAGGAAAGTTTAAACGAATCTTTGTCAATCGTTGTGATATAGTATTCACTATCAACTGTTAATCCTGAAACGGGAGTTCCAACACAAGAATATTTGATTAACTCTCCAGTAGAGTAACCATGATTACTAATTATGATAGTATTTGATGCTGTATTGATTCCTGTGGCAGCTGGAGATGTTCTCTTTTTATTTTCGTACCCAGAACCTCCATTGACAACGTTTATTGCATTTACTACTAATTTTTTATTTACAGACTGAAGAGAGTGCTTACCTACTCCATAATCAGTCAAAAATACTGTATTGATACCAGCAATGGCATCTGCTTGTGTTTTATGAAGTCTAACTGTAGTGTTGTTAATTGTAGAGACAAAATAAGATGCATTTGTAACAATTCCAGCAACTGCTTTTTGATCTCTGGTTTTATAAATTACTTGTTCTGCATTTCTAAATTTGTGAAATGTAGAAAAACCAATTCTAGATTCTATAGAGGTAGTTCCGATTGAAACTTTTTGAGAATCTTCATCAGCAAAAAATTCAGGTGCATGATCAATACGTTTCATGTCAACTGAACATATTGCTCCCTGTCCATTTCCTCCAGTAATTTTTACTTTTGGAGTTGACAGATAATCAAAACCACTATCTTTTATTCTTACTTCTCTAAGTGATCCAGACACAGAGATATATCCAGTAGCTCCTGTTCCAACAGAATCACTAATTAAGAGGTTTGGTGTGTTAATAATATCAACATTATTTCCTGGGGATAAAATATCTACACTTTCTATTGCTCCATAAGATATAAAATCTTTTGCTTTATAATTTAATATTTCTACCCCGTTTACCAATATGCCAGTGAAACCTGGTTTCGTCTCTGTTACTTTACCACTCTTTGTTGGAGATGGTATTTTTTTCAGTAATTTTTGTGGTTTTAAAGTTTTTGTATAAAATTCAAATGGTTCAATTAAACTGTTTGTAACCGTAGTCTCCGTATCTACAGAAACAAATTCAGAATTATAAATGTCAGTTCTACTTTTTGCAAATTTTAATGTAAAAGCATCAACTCTTTGAACAAAATAAAGTCCATCATCAAATAAACCTGTATCTCTAACTATTCTTTTTGCTACTGATCCTACACTATTAACAAAACTTTGTTCAATTGACCTAGCGGTATAACGAATAGCATCCCCAGTATAAAAACCATGATCAACTCCTGGAGATATTTTAAACTCAGTTCCAGAAAAAGTTCCAGAAAATATAAATTGTCTAGGAGTTACCTCAATAGGTTGAGAGTCATATGTTGGAAGTGATGGTGTTGCAATTAAATATTCATTGTCTTTATTTTTGTATAATGCATCAACATCAGTAGAAAACTCTTTAATATTTGGAAAAGTGTTTGAAGATCCTTTTTGTATTTTTCTTCTAACTTTAGAAACACTATCTACGTTTAAAGATCCTTGCCCACGCACATAAAAACTGTTCTCATTAATAATACTAACAACATTAGAGGATAATTTTTTGTCATCATTAAGAATAATCTCTACCGCATTACCTACTTTAAGATAATTTTTTACTTTTAGTGTAATTTTATAAGTAAAGTCGGATGCATCAATTAATTCTACTTTGGATACTTTATAAGTTGGTGCAACGTTATAAAACCACTTGTTTGTTTTAAAATTATTTTCCTTACATCCTAAAGTAGTAACATTTGCAGTTGTTCCTTTTTTTAAACCAGTTGTATTTTCTGGAAGATTTAATTTATCTAATACTGATGAAATTCTAACTTTAATAATTTCATCTGGATTTACTATCGACCTGCCATAAGCAAAAGTGTTAATTCCAACGGTTGTAGCATCAGGAACAGTGGCAGTTAAATTAGTAACACCAAAAAATTGTGTTAATGACTTTGAAGTATATGAAACGACACCAACTGTACTAGTTTGTAGTACCTGTCCAGTTCGATCATCGATTGCAGTGCCAGAATATGTTAAATGCAATTCTCCTGAAGTGCTAAATCCAACAGTAGAATCAACATCAATAATAGTGGATCCCGCAGATACACTTCCTATAATTTTAGTTGATGGTTCAACGGTAAATTGACCATATAATGTTCCATCTACTCTAGTATCTCTATTATATCCACCATCAAATCCCAGTCGATAAAAAGTCTTACCATACCCTACTTCAATTTTTTCTACAGAAGTTATTGGTGCATATGCTTTTTTTATTGTACTGTCAAACTTATATTCATCTTGATATAATGTAGCAGTTTTTAAATTTTCTGGATTCCCTACAATTGGTTCTACTACCAACTCATTCAATACTCTATAACTTGAATTGGATGGTGTGAAAAGATTTTCTGATGGTTTTAAAACGGAAACATCTTTATTATATAATGCTTTGAATAAAATTTTAAACGAGGTGTCAGTTCCTTTACTAATATAAAAATCTTTAGATTGTTTTATAAAAAGATTTTGATTTAGATTTGAATCTAAAGTTCTATTCTCTAGTCCAGGGAGAAGTTGATTTTTTGTTTTAAGTAAAAATTCTTTTAAAAATAAACAACTTAAATTTTGAATATTTTCGCCCGAGGTATGAGCCTCTGCACTATTAGATTCAAATAAAACTTCTTCATCATTAATATTATTTCTGTACGAAGTTATTCCAACAAATCCTCTTCTACATCCAGTAAATGAAAAGTCAGTTTTTCCAGTATATGTAATTACTTCATCTTCAATTTTTAAAAGTCCGTATGAATCAGGAAATCCCTTTGTTCCTCTTGGAGATTTTCCTGAATCAACAGTAATAGTGGTATCATAAAAAGTTATATCTTCGCCTAAGACAACACCTTCATTTAGATTAGTGGTGTTACTTAATTTTATATACTTATCAATATTTTGAATTAAATCAACTGGTCCACCCTGATATTCTTGTCCGATATAGTATTGTTTTAGAAACTCAGATACTAAAGGGTAATCCTCTCGCACATATGCGGGAAGTTGGCTTTCAACAATAGTACTAAACTGAATTCTATTTTCTGACATTTTATGAATTTATCGTCTTAGTAGGATGAACCACCGGAAGATGTTCCCGATGAAGTTGATGTAGTGGTAGTGGTAGTGGTGGTAGTGGTTGTCGGTGCTGCAGTATTTACCCCTCCAGTAGATCTGACTATATCGGATGCGGGACCACCAGAACGAACTAGGTTACCATTTGGATAACTAGAGGATACTACGTAATTAGATGCTGATGGATCTAATCCAGATGATATTTCATCTATAATAGTTTCAAAATCACTCCCACTAATATCTAGTTGCAAATACAAATCCTGTAATCCGACGACATCATTTGAATGTGGTACTGCTTCGATCTCAAGTACTTCAACACTATCTTTTGTTTTTGCGGCAAGAACATTAATAGGATTTAAAGTAATAACTCCACTTTTATAATTAATTGTTCCAGCATTTCTTCTTACTACAGTTGGAGTTTGTGATCCAACAGAAGGTAAAGTAAAGAAGAAAATAGAACCAGTCAATCTATTCGTATCAGGTAAATCTGACAGATAAACTGGTTGAGAAATACCGGCTACTCTAAATGCATTAGTCTTTATATTGTATCCATCCATACTATTAATATGAATTTCATTACCAAAACCGATAGAGTACTCTGCAAAAGTGTTTGTAACCACTCTTAGGTCTCTTCTCATTCTAACACCGGTTATGTTAGACATGACAGCTTCATGACTATTATCAATTATATTCAAGAATTTACTATATTTAAATCTTGCCCCATATTTGTTCATTTCTGCAGACTCTGCATACTTCGTCGCATTATTTTGAACAATTGAGGAGACTGCAGTTGCAGATGGTGCTAAATTTGTGTTATAATAAATTTTACTATCAACTTCCAAATACAAATACTTCAAATCTAAAATTTCTGGAACTATTCCTGCAACAGAATACTTCTTTAATTTCATTTTGATGTTTTCTTTGATCAAATTTGGAAGAAAATCACCAAATTTAGGTTTGATACTGATAAAAACCTTACCATATTGCGGTGGAATTAATTCTTCACCACCAAAAACAGAAATAGACTCTGTTTCTGGATAAATTTTGGATGGAATTAGTGTTTCATAGTCATTTGCAGTTAATGCACGATTTTGTGAAGCATAAACTCTTGGTGCATATTTTTTAATTGACTCAACAGCTTCGATGGGTTCTCCACCAGATGCACTAAGACCAGTTACAACACCAGAAATTCCAGAAGTTACTGTATACTCTTGATTATTGCGATTATAAATGATTTTTCCAGCAAATCTAAATCTTCCGACTCCATTTGCAGAATCTCCATTAGATACAATATAATTTGCAGTAATAAAATTATTATCTTCTAATTTATTGCCAAAAATTCCATCACCAAAAATAAGTTCATATCTTTCATCATCAGATTCTTGAAGATAATACACTTTTGAATCTGATTTTACATCAAATAAACTATCTTGAAGAGAATATTTTGTACTTCTAGAAGATTGCTCATTTGGTCTGACAGATACTGTCATTAAATTAGTGTCAATTCCAATATTATCTAAAATAAACTTCTGATTTGGTGTTCTAGCGTCAACAGTAAAGTTAGAAGTTAATACAGTTCCCTCATACACTGGTATATTGACGAAATTTGCAGTATTATCAAGAACTGCAACTGTAATATCCTCTAATATTGAAAAAACATACGATTGATTACCAAAAGATCCAGAGGAAGTTGCAACAATTCCTTTTTTAAGAGTAAGTGTTGACGGTGTTGGTGTTATATTTGTTGTATCTACGAAGAAACTTATAACTCCTCTTGCCGAAGATCTAGATTTTGGCAAATATCCAATATTCCTTGCTAGAGAAACTACATTTTCTCTTAAAGTTGCACTATCAATGAATACCTCATTCGCAACCATGTTTGCGTTATATGAGGTAATGTAAGTATTGTATGCCAAAACATTCAAAATCGTTGAGAGGTTAGACCCCTCAAAGTCATAATCTGTAAATTTAGAGTTTTCTTTTAGATATTCTCTAAGAGTTGTCTTAACCTGTTCAAAATCCAGGTTAGCGAAGTTAGATAATGGCATTTTTACCTAGTTGGTTGCAAAACAAATTGTAATTCTTGTGGAGGAACATCTGCGCCTACGATTTGATATAGGATCGTTACATTAAATTCGTTATTTTCAAAATTTGGTGCTACTCTAACGTCAATCAAATCAACTCTAGGTTCATAGTTTAGAATAGATTGAGTGATTTCCTGCTTAATAGTAGATGCGGAAATGTTATCTAAGTTTTCAAAAAGCACTCTTGATATATTTGACCCAAAATCGTCATCAAAAGGACGTTCTCCAGGCACAGTAAACACAATATTTCTTATCGAACGTGCAATTGCGGTTTCATTCTTGAGCGCAATCAAGTCATCATTCAGAGGATTCCTCTTGAATGTCATACTGAGGTCCTTAAAACCTTGACTAACCCGTTCTAAAGGCACAAAAATCCGGCGATTATATCTTATTTATTAAGGCACTTTATGATTCTCTATTCATAAAGTGGTTCAGGATTACTATTATTTTCAAAAAATTCAGTTTCTTCAACAGAATCATGTTTTTTTGGCGTCAAGTCATCATTTGAGATTTCACGAAGCATTTTTTGATGCTGATGATTACCCAAATTGTCTAAAAAATCGTTCATTTTCCCTTTTTTTGCTATTTATTGAGGATCAAGAGGACGACCCTCTTGTGATTTGTACATATCTTCTGCTTTTTCTTCTTCAACTTTACGTTCTTTTGACGTTTTCCAGAAATATTCGTCTTCACGACCCATTCCAAGACGTTCAAAACCATTCTCAACTTGGTAATATTGAGTTGAAACCTTAAAATCAGGCATTTTTGGTTCAACAGGTGTCAAACTGTTATCATAGATACGCATTCTATTGTTAGGATACAGTGCATACTGTCCATTTTCAAGTTCAATTAGGTTATGTGACTTATGTTCTGCAGGATTTTCACTTGTAGCATAGTCAACGACCTCAGGATCTTGGTGATAATTGTCTATAGTGCAGATGTAGGTGCCTTTCTGAATACCAAAGTCTCTTGTATACAGTTCATAGTCCATACTACCGATAAACTGCTTAGTAACTGCTACAACACCATAGTCCATGCAGTTCCAGAACTGTAGGTTAGGAAGGTCCATGTCGGGGCTAGGTGCCTCTGGAGCAGACACAAACGCACTAATAGGTAGTTTATCATACATTGCAGCATATTCAGGCAAATACGTCTCAAAATAAAAAGTGCGCCCAGGTATCGACTTACACGATACCCAGACGCCTTTAACATATTCACCATGACCAGATTGATGATCAGTGAGATATTCTTTTCTTACCCATACTTCCACTGACGGAAGGTTACAGATTAAAGCAGCCATTATGTATTAATGTAACTGCTCTTATTTAACGACCTTGACCTCGATATGGTTTCTTTGCCTTATTGCGAGACGTTGCGGGTGCATAGGAGTTCTTTCCAGAACCTTGACGAGTTTTCTTCGGTTTTCCAGGGATATAACTTCCCCCTTTCATCATTGCCATAATACTTTAATTTAATACGAGAAACGAGGTACGGGGGACTTGATAATCCCCCTTGTAATCATTATATCAGATAACCCGAGTCTTTTCGTGACCAACACGAATCCGAGGATCGCACCAGATATCAAATCCTTCCTCCTTTGCATCAAGACAGAATGAGACATCCTCACCACACATGTCTTGAACATTTCCACTCTCAAAGACTTGCATCTTAGGAGCAAACCAAGGATATTCCAGATTCTCAAAGACTCCCTTCTTGATCAATACCCATCCAAAACCAGTGTAGTCAACAGTAAATGGT